GTTATGATTAAAGAAAAAAGTATTTTAGAAAGGGCACACGAGATTGTGTTTACTCGTAACGAAGAAGCTGAAAGAATGTATGGTCCCTTTGAAGAAGGCATGGAACAAACAGCCAGGATAGCATCCGAGCTCACCAGGAAGCAGTTAACTGCCTTCGATGTATATAACGTATTAATAGCTCTCAAGCTATCCAGAGCTTCCTGGAATTATAAACAAGACAACTATCTAGATGCTGCGGCTTACATGGCGTCTTTAGATAATTACCTAAACAAAAAACAAAAAAATGGAACAAACGGAACTGACGCAAGCGGAAACAAATAGCGAGTACCTACAAGAATTAAAAAATTATTACGCGTTTCATAAAACTAAAAAGCCCGTACCCATGACTACGTATCAGTTGGGTGAAGAGCCAGAAGTAGTGCACGTAATAAAAACAGGTTTCGAAGACATGTACTTGATGGCGTGGGAAGACGCGTATCAACATACATTGGGAAAAACAGAATTTTTATCTAGCTCAGAATTGAAAGAAAAATATCAAATAAACATAAAAGAAGATCAAATGGAGTATCAAAAAATTGAAGTATTTGAAAAAATTAGAAATTGGGCCCAAGAGCGTGGAATTTACGATAAGGGCGACAAGAAAACGCAACTAATTAAGTTAGTAGAAGAATTAGGCGAGCTGTCCCAATCAGTGCTAAAAAACGATGAAGAGGAGTTCGTGGACGCGATAGGAGATTGCGTAGTAGTACTAACAAATTTGGCCAAATTGGGAGGATACGATATAGAGCATTGTATTCAAAGCGCTTACGACGAAATAAAGAATCGTACTGGAAAAATGCAAAACGGCACTTACGTAAAAAATTAATAATAATGCCTTCGCAAAAAGAATTGGATAGGGTCTTTTTAAACGTAGCTAAGGAAATAGCATCGATGTCCAAGTGCGTAAGAGCTAAAGTGGGAGCTTTACTCGTAAAAGACTTGAATATAGTATCCTTTGGATACAACGGTACCCCTGCAGGCGCGTGCAATACTTGCGAAGATAAGATGTATGTGTCTTCAGAAGCTGGTGCTTGGATAGATGAAGATACGATACAAGAAAAGTGGCCTCACACTGATGATTTAGGTAGATTTAAACTCGTAACAAAAGACGAAGTGATCCACGCAGAAAGCAATGCGCTGCTCAAAGCCGCAAGGATGGGTACGAGCACTGAAAATTCCACGATGTACTGTACTCTTTCTCCGTGTAAAGATTGCTCGAAACTAATATTGCAATCGGGTGTGAAAAGAGTTGTATATTTGGAATTGTTTAGTAGAGACAATGGAAGCGTTGATTTTTTAAAGCAATACATAGAAGTAGAAAAGTATGAATAAGATTTATAAAACTCCGACAGAGGCATTCGAAAGCTTATATGCTTATGTTATGACGTACGGTAGAGATTTTGCAAACACTAAAGCTGTGTTTAATCAATCTTTCAATATAACATTTCCGAAGAAGAGAACGATAACAACTCCAGAGAGAAAATTCAACGAAGATTATGCAGAGTATGAGCATTCTTGGTACTTAAGCGGAAATAGGGACGCGTCTGAGATATCAGAGCGCGCTAAGATATGGAAAAACATGATGATTCCAGGCACCACTAACGTCATATCGAATTACGGTTACTTTTGGAATTTGAATAACCAGCTTGATAGGATGATAACTGAAATTAAAAACAATAAATACACTAGAAAAGCTGTGTTAATTCACTACGACATAGACGAACTTGATTCTTACAAGTACGATACGCCGTGTAATTTAGCTCTTAACTTCTATGTTAGCGACGATAGGTTACAATTATCAGTATTCGCAAGATCTATAGATTTGTGGTTCGGCTTCGCAAATGATCAATATTGTTTTTCTAAATTAATGGAAGAAGTTTCTGAAAAAACAGGATACGAAGTTGGTAGTATGCATTGGTTCATAACAAATTTACATTTGTACGAAAGACATTGGTTTAAATTAAAATAAAGGTTATGGTAGTTTACATGAGTAGGGATCACGTCGAACAAAAGTTATCCAGACTAACTAAAAAGAAGTACAACAGATATTATTGGTGGAGAAGATACGAGTATCGTAACGAATTGCCAGAAAAATATCCGCTTAAACAAAGGATAATTAACGGAGATTTCGATCCATCTGATTACCTATATCAGGCAGAACACGAACAATATTTATTGGAAGATAAGTTACCCACGTGTAAAAATCTAGAGGAAGAATTAGAAGTGCGATCGTTGTTTTGCGAAAGAATGAGGAGACTTAACGAAGATTACGAGAAAGACGAAGCAAACATAATGAAAAGCTTATGTTCATCTTTTAAAAAGTGTTTTAACGTGAGTAAAGACGATCTAATGAAAATAATGGAAAGTTTCGATGGCACTTTGGAGGAACTTTACGATCACATAAAACTTGCGTACGAGGCTGGCAAGAGAAAAAAATAGCGTATATTTATATGCGTGAACAAGCAATTAACCATAGTAGTTTCTTGTGACGGACAAAAAACTTCCGTGAATTCAATAAAATTGTTATTTTACCAAAAAATAGATTGTCAAATAGTAGTTTTAAATTTATCTAATGACGAAATCACAAAGCAAAGACTCTTAGATTATCAAAAACAAAGTCATCAAGTCATAAAAATAGTAGAAGAAAATTCAAAAGTGGAAGATTACATAAAGACTCCGTACGTACTGTTTATGAAATGTGATACGATAATAACTGATAAAAACTTATTAAGACGCTGCATAGAAAGTATGCACAGAAGATCCTTAGATTTAGTAACAGTTAAACTAATCGCAAAAAACGGATATTCGAAATACTATAGAATATTTGAATTTTTTAGAGACAGAGTGTTGTCCAATTTTCCCACTTGTACAAATTCGTTTATGATGTATAGGAGCGATGTAGCAAAAAATAATAGGATATACGATACATGTCACGATTTAGATCAATCTATAAAGTTAAGTAGAGCCATAGACAAAAACAAATTCGCAGTAGTAAAAGGAAAAGTTGCAACTTCCGAAGAAGTATTTAAAAATTACGGAAAGTATTATTTAACAATAAAGTTGTTTTCAAACTGGATACACAGATAATAAACACAATAAATTAAGACAATGAAAAAATCAGTTATTTATTTTGGCGCACCATGGTGCACTCCATGCTCTAAATTTAAACCGATAGTACAACAAGTTTCACAAGAAACGGGCACTCCAGTACAATACGTAGATATCGACGCGAGTCCAGAAATTGCTAGTATGTATCAAATAACTTCTATACCAACTTTGATAATTAAAGATTCGAGTACGGGACAAATTCTTACGAGTGCACGGGGTGTCGTAGATAAGGCCAGATTACACTCGATGTTAAAATAGAACGATACGTTATACTCGAAAATTAAATTTACCTATTAGTGGATTATGTAGTATATTTACATTAACATTAAAAGATAAGTTATGACTAAAACAAAACCCCCGGTGATGCCGGCCAACCGACCAACAGAATCAGAATGGTTTAGAGAATTTAAAGTAGGTATTTTGGCTAAAAAACCAAATGATCGTCCGAGAGATTTAATGAATATGTGGTTAAGAAATGGCCAAAATTCTTTAGATTTTTCTTACGCGATCAATAAACTAAAAGTATCGTAAGAATCTGGCCACCCATGAAAATTTACATAGCGGTATTCGTATTTCAAGTGTTATTTAATGTCTTTAAGACGATGGAGATAAAATACACTTATGAAAATAAGGTGTTTGCTCTAATGGTAAATTCACTGTGGATTAATTTGATATCGCTGTTTTCCATGTACCTTTCCTTAGAAAGATTGTTCGCTAGAGATTGGCTAATAATAGTTATGTACATATCTGGAAGCGTGCTAGGTAAATGGGTGGCTATGACTCAATCAGAAAAATACGTAGCACTCATTAATAAAAAAATTCATCGCGTATTTAGACTTAGCAAGATATTTATAAACAGAAAATATCACAAGCGATGAATAAGTTAAAATTCGGATGGAAATATTATTTTTCTCCAACTCCAAAAAGAATAAGAGTGTTTGGAGATAGCCTTGCTGCAGCAGGAACTTTTGCTGCAGGTTTAACTGCATTGAGCGGCCATGAGATTGTCGGCACTATCATAATGGTAATCGCCATAGCTGGAAAATTTGTTTCCAACTTTTTCGCCGACGACGCAGAAGCTCCCGCTGAATAATCTGTCGTACCAAAAACAATTAATTTATTGTAAACTAATTGTTTGTTAGATTTATAAAAAAACTTTATGAATCAACAAACTTTACAAGGCGTCAAGCAACCCAACGTATCGCTTGATAAGACTACTCCCATGATTTGTGAAAATTGTGGATCTCATGTATTTAGAGAAGCAATCTTTATTAGAAAAGTAAGCAAATTTCTTGCTGGTACCGATCAAGATGCTATCGTACCTATTCCAACATTCTGTTGCGCAAAGTGCGGACACGTCAATTCAGAGTTAACTCCCCAAGGATTAAAAAGTGAGCAAGAATGAGTACACAAGTAATCAAGGATTACGTTACAACCAGCGTGATAGAAGATCTACAATCAAGATCAGACGTGGGTATTAAAAAATACGGTACTACCATTCACCAAAACAACAAAGATAACTTTCTTAATCATTTGTACGAAGAGTTATTAGACGCTGCTCAATACTGCAAAAAATTAAGAATGCAATCGCAAGACATCCAAGATTTGGTTAGGTCTCAACCCAACGATGCTGAACTTGGAAAATTAATCAGAGAGAAATATTCTTGAGTTATGCCTAAGCACGACTGGAAGGTAAATCACGCTTATCAAAAGGCGATAAGTTATAGCCAATATTCGATGTATTCGCAGTGTCAACACCAGTGGTATTTGACTTACGTAAAAAAACATCGAGAGTTTAAACCTTCCATTTATTTGGTGTTCGGTACTGCGTTTCACGAGACTATTCAACACTACTTACAAGTTATGTTCGATAAGTCCGCAAAGGCCGCTAATTCTATAGATACGACCGAGTATCTCAAAGAGAGAATGTACGAAAATTATAAATTGGCTATAGAAGACAACAAAGGTCAAAAATTTATAGAGAGGAAAGAATTCGATGAGTTCGTACAGGACGGAGTTACGATAATGGATTGGATAAAGAAAAATAGGGCCAAGTATTTCAACGTTAGAAATACAAAATTGATAGGCGTAGAAATACCTTTCGAACACCATGTAGTTGACGAGATACCAAATGTAATTATGGTGGGATCCATCGATTTAATCTTTTACAGCAAAAACACGGACACTTACGACATATACGATGTAAAAACCTCTACTAAGGGATGGAAAGATTCAGACAAAAAAGATAAACTAAAAGTTTCGCAAGTCTTATTGTACAAACACTTTTACAGTAAGGCGTTAAACATAGATCAAGACAAAATTAACGTTAAGTTCTTCGTAGTTAAGCGTCGACCCTTCATATCGCCCGACTATCCAACGAAGTACGTCCAAGAGTTCGAACCTGCTCAAGGCAAAAAGAAAGTCAAAGACGCAGTGCAAGGGGTGTCGGAATTTATTAAAAATTGTTTTACTGTTGACGCAAAATACATAGATAAAGAGTATCCAAAGAATTTCGATGCATGTAAGTGGTGTGCTTTTGTAAATAATGACAAGCTTTGTCCAAAAAAATAAATTTTATATATTTGTAAATATTTTGTATATTCATGTATATTTATGATAAAAAGATATCATGACAAGCAAAATTAAAAGAAGCATCACTTCGGTAAAAATACCGGACGCGCTTTACGAAGACTTTAAAATTGCCGCAGTTAGGACCAAAATGAATTTACAAGAGCTCACAGAAAGAACTATGTACCTCTACCTAACTGACGGAGATTTTAGAATGAAGATACACAAAACTTACTCTACTTATTACACGGGTTCACAAATCATAGAAGCAATAAAATAAATAAAAAATGAAATTAGGTTACATACCAAAAGATCAAAGAAAAAAAATATTGTTACTGTGCGACGATATCAGAATGCATAGTGGAATAGCGACCATGGCGAGAGAGATCGTTATAGGTACTGCTCATCACTACAATTGGGTAAATTTAGCCGGAGCGATACAACACCCAGATCAAGGAAAAAAATTCGATATCTGCGAAGACACGAATCAAACCGCAGGAATCACCGACTCGAGCGTTTATCTGTATCCCATAAACGGTTACGGTACCGCAGAGGCAATCAGACAGCTGATGGAAATAGAAAAACCGGACGCAATAATGCTGTTCACGGATCCGAGGTATTTCACTTGGTTTTTTCAAATCGAGATGGAGGTAAGAAAGAGAATACCTGTACTTTATCTAAATATATGGGACGATTTTCCCGCGCCGATATACAATAAACCGTTTTACGAGTCTTGCGATTGTTTAATGAGTATATCTAAACAAACCAAGCTAATAAACGAATTGGTTTTGGGTAAAGAACTCATTAAGGATAAAGTGTTGTCTTATGTACCTCACGGAATCAACAACAAACTGATATATCCAGTCAACGAATTTATGAAAGAGGAAAACAAAGATATCATTGAATACAGAAAGAGCATATTTGGAGACTTCGACCCAGAGTTCGTGCTTTTGTACAACGCAAGAAACATAAGAAGAAAATCTCCCGGAGATTTGATAGCTGCTTGGTCTCACTTCTGTGATATGATAGGAAAAGATAAAGCAAGCAAGTGTGCGCTACTGATGCACACACAAGTGGTAGACGAAAACGGTACTGATTTGCGAGTGGTTAAAGATCTATTGTGCGATCCAGAATATCAAAAAGTGTATTTTTCAGAAAATAGACTCGCAGGTCCTCAAATGAACATACTGTACAATTCGGTAGACGCAGTAGCACTAATTTCTTCCAACGAGGGTTGGGGACTTTCTTTAACAGAGGGTTTGATGGCTGGAAAAATGATTACAGCCACAGTGACCGGAGGAATGCAAGATCAAATGAGGTTCGAAGACGAAGAAGGTAATTGGTACACTCCGTCAGAAGAGTTACCATCAAATCACTACGGTACGTTAAAGAATCACGGAGAATGGGCAGTACCTGTGTTTCCTAGCAACCTTAGCTTGGTTGGATCTGTGCCAACTCCGTACATATTCGACGATCGTCCAGACTTCAGAGACATCGCCAAAACCATTCAGTATATATATCAATTAGGCCCAGAGGAAAGGAAGCGCAGGGGAGAACTTGGGCGCAAATGGGTGAATTCAGAAGAGTCTATGATGACAGCTGAAAATATGTCTAAGAACGTAATAGAATCCATAGACAAAACATTTGAAATATTCAAACCGAGAAAGAACTTCGAACTATTAAAAGTTGTTAAACAACCTCGTAAAAAAATATTGCACAAATTAGTATATTAATAAAAATAAAATAGAGATTATGAACAAACCGTATTGCGTAGTATCGTGTCCCATAGACTGTTATAGTGGATACTCAGCGCGAAGTAGGGATTTTTACAAAGCACTATACGAACTCAAAGGAAAAGAGTGGGAAATACAAGTAATACCACAGAGGTGGGGCAATACGCCTTGGGGATATATAGAAGATAACAACGAAGAGTGGGGATGGGTAGTACCCACGATGAATAAGTCGGGACAACTACACAAACAGCCTGATATATGGATTCAAATCACTGTTCCAAATGAGTTTCAACCTATAGGAAAATACAACATAGGCGTAACTGCTGGTATAGAGACTACGCTGTGCGATCCGTCTTGGTTAGAAGGTTGTAATAGAATGGATTTAACTCTAGTGTCTTCCAATCATTCTAAACAAGTCATGCAAAATAGTAAGTTCGATCAACATGATCAACAAACACGTGCTTTCGTACAAAAGATAGAATTAAAAAAACCAATAGACGTATTATTCGAAGGATTTGATCCCGTTAAGTACTTTTATAAATCAGATGAAGATATAGAATCTTCTGATCTTGTAGACGAATTGGATAACATTTCAGAAGATTTTTGTTTTTTATTCGTTGGTCACTGGTTACCTGGAGATATGGGAGAAGATCGTAAAAACGTAGGATTAACTATAAAGACTTTCTTAGAAACGTTCAAAGACAAAAAGTTTAAGAATAAACCTGCTCTAATACTTAAGGCCTCGACCGGAGTACCTGGTATACTTGATAGAGACGAAATGATAAATAGAATAGATAGAATTATGTCAGAAGTTCATGGTAAAGATTTACCAAACATATATGTCCTAAATGGAGATGTTAAAGACGAAGACATGAACGACCTGTACAATCATTCAAAAGTAAAAGCTATGCTTAGCTTCACGAAAGGAGAAGGATTTGGTCGACCACTATTGGAATTTACTCAAGCTAGAAAGCCGATCGCGGCATCTTATTGGTCTGGCCACACTGATTTCCTTGATTCGGAATTTGTGTATCCTGTGATAGGAGGATTAAAGAATATTCACCCGTCCGCAGTCATGCAAAACATGTTAATACCAGAAAGCGCATGGTTTACGCCAAACAATTCTAGCATGGTTCACGCGATGTCTAGCATATACAACAATTACGATGTGTTTAAAGAGAAAGCAAAGAGGCAAGCTTGGAAGTGTTCCAACGAATTCTCGTTTAACAACATGAAAGATTTGTTAGCAAAGTACTTAGATAGAGTACCCAAACAAGTTCAAATACAATTACCCAAATTCGCTACATTACCAAAATTAAAAAAGATAGAAAAATGATCAATGATAGTTTAGGCACTTGTCCAAAATGCAAAGCAAAAGAATCTTGTTACGTGACAGAGATAGAAAAAGGAAAGTTCGCTTATAGTTGTATGAATTGCGGATTCGCAACAAACGATTACATGAAGTCTGGAGAATACGACACAGAGTTATATGAAGCAGAACTTCCTGAATTGTACAAAGACATAAAATACGTAGACGAAGAAGGTAGAGTTTGGTATCCTTTAGTCGTTAACATAGAAAGCTTAGGCACCGTTTTCGTGTCAGGAAAAACAATTGACGATTGGTCTTGGAATGCTATAAAATCTGTAGAGCTCACCGAAGAGGACAAGTCTAAGAAATTTTTTAAAGACAAAAAATACAAATCAGATCCAACTACAATGAAGGATTTTGGTAGAGACGGATTTTTTGAAGCTTGCGATTACATAAAATTATACGATTAAAAACAAAATAAAATGAAAATAACAATAAAATCAACCAACGAGGTAAAAGAAACGAAAACCAAAGAAGTTAAAGAGTATTTTGGAAAACCATTAGGTATTATAGAACCTATTGAGTCTTCCAAAACTAATAAAGTTAAAAAAGAATATTTTGCTGCGCCTCTAGGAATTAAAAAAATTAAATAATTATGCCGAGTATATCATTCGCAATATCTGCACACAACGAACACGAAGAGCTTGATAGACTGCTTAAAGTTTTAATAGATTACGTAGAACAAGAGGACGAAATTGTAGTGCAGTTGGACACAACTGCTACAAAACAAGTTAAAGAAGTTTTACAGAATTATACAAATAAAGTAAAAGTTATAGAATTCTCTTTGAACGGAAATTTTGCAAACTTTAAAAACAATTTAAAAAACGCATGTACTAAAGATTACATATTCAACATAGACGCGGACGAAGTTCCTAGTGAATCGCTTTTATCTTCGCTTAAAGAAGTGTTGTTTAGTAATTTTCACATAGACGTATTTTTGGTACCAAGAATCAACACAGTAGACGGATTGACAGACGAGCACATACATAGATGGGGATGGAAAGTTGAAGACAATAGAATCAACTTCCCCGATTACCAATGGAGAATATGGAAAAATAGATCGGATATAGTTTGGATAAACGAAGTTCACGAGGTGTTGTCAGGTTACAGAATATTCTCAGCTCTTCCTTCTTTAGACGAATTTTGTTTATTGCATCACAAGAGCATAAGTAGACAAGAAAAACAAAACGAGTTGTACGATAAAATACAAAGAGGTTGAGAAGACATTTAGTAATAGCGGCTTACGACAAGGATTATTCTTGGATAAGACAGATTAGCTCTTCCGTAAAAACGATAGCGTACAGAAAAGGTGCTGCAGCCAAGCAAAGTAAAGACGAGATACAACTCGAATCTAATAAGGGTAGATGCGTACACACTTTCTTTAATCACATAGCAGTTAACTACGATAACCTAGCCGATATTACGTTTTTCTGCCAAGATTATCCATTCGACCATTTTGAAGATTTGATAGATGTAGTCAATAACTACAAAGAAGCGGAAAGGTGTCAATTGAGGATAGGAGGATATTATGGTTTTCACTACAATAGCATAAAAGTACCTGGACCAAGGGGTGGAATTATGTGGAATTTATCCGAATCAAAACATCATGGTAATGGAAGAGTGTTGATATGCGATAATTACGGAGCTCCTCAAGATTCTAATCCTCTCATCGATATGAAAAGGTATTGGAATAGATTTTTTAATAGTGAACCTCCAAACAATTACGAATTCATGCCTGGCGGCCACTTTGCAGTAACTAAAGAACACGCCAAATTGAGATCACAAGAGTATTATTACAATATTTGTAAATTTTTACAAGAAGAAGAAGTAGCTCCATGGATAATAGAAAGATTGGAGTGTTACATCTTTAATCCCAATATAAAATGATAAAATTAGAAAACATACAATCATTAGTAGGAAATCACGTTGCACCTTACATATACAACGAAAAGAATTTCGAACCAGGAAAAACACCAATATATTACTCCGGACCTTATTGGGATAATCGGGAGATAGAAGCCGCTATAGATTCTTTTCTTAATGGTAAATGGATAACTGCGGGAGAAAAAGTACATAAATTTGAACATTCTTTTTCTAAGAAATTTAAGACTAGGCATTCTCACATGGTAAATTCAGGATCTTCTGCCAATTTAGTATTGATAGCTGCATTAAAGAGAAGATTTCAGTGGAGTGATGATGATGAAATCATAGTATCTCCAGTAGGATTTGCAACGACTGTTTCAGTGATTTACCAAAATAGATTAAAACCAGTATTTGTAGATATAGAATGGGATACACTTAATTTTGATGTAAATAATATAGAGTCTAAAATAACAGATAAAACAAAAGGCATATTCCTATCGCCTGTTTTAGGTAATCCTCCAGAT